ACTGCAACAAAAGGCAACGGAGATATAGATATAGATATAGATATAGATATAGATAAGGAGCAAAAAGCTCAATCTGATGTCTATGATGAAATTATCAAATATCTAAATGACAAAACAGGATCTCATTTTAAACCTACTAGCAAATCCACTCAAAGATTAATTAATGGTCGTTTAAGTGAGAATTACTCAATAGATGATTTTAAACATGTTATTGATGTAAAAACTCTTGAGTGGAAGAATGATTCCAAAATGTCCAAGTATTTAACTCCAGATACATTGTTTAATGCAAGTAAGTTTGAAAAATACTTAAATCAGAAGATGCCTTCGAGTGCATCAAGACAACAACAAGATGAAAGGTTGGGATTTTAATGTATCAGGATTATGAAGTAGGTTCAACTAGTGAACCAAAAATATGTAATAAGCACGGATCCAAGATGATCGCTGCAAAAGTCATGATTGATGGATCCCAGAAATCGCTTGACATTTGTCCAGAATGCGAAAAAGAAGAAATCAATAAATTTCAGGAACACTTAAAGCAAGAAGCAGCTATCCAGTCTATTTTAGCAAATACATACAAAGTATTTGATCGTGAGAGCATCTATTCCAAGGAGTTGGAAGACAAAACGCTTGATAATTACGATGCTGGAAATAAGTTTTGTGAACAAGCTTTAAATTTCTCAAAAAGAATGTTGCGAGACTTTCTAAAGTACGAAACAGGAAATGTGATCTTGAGCGGTCCTCCAGGGGTCGGAAAGAGCCATTTATCTATTGGAATAGCCAAAGCATTGAATGAAAAATTTAAAGAATGCAAGCAACCAAAGAGTGTGCTATTCATTTCGACTTCTGCGCTCTTTTCAAAAATTGAAGAAAGCTTCAATGGTCGAGGAGACTTCACAGAAACTTATGCTGTGAATCTGCTGAGCAATGTTGATTTTCTTTTCTTTGATGATTTAGGGAAAGAGAGCAGTATGAGTGGGAACCTCAAAGAAGCAAATGAGTGGAGACAACGAGTACTGTTTAAAATATTGGACAATCGTCAAACAACATTCTTTAATACAAACTTATCGAGCAACGATATTAAAACAATTTACAACAAGGCTCTTGCTGACCGGATCTTCAAGGGCGCAAGCAAACATATTTTTAAATTCCCAGAAAATACAGAAAGCAGGAGATATTGATGGAAAACAAACAATTAAAAGATTTAATCGCAAAAGTTCAGCGCTGGTTTTATGACAGAAACCTCCAAACTCAAGATCCAAATAAGCAATTTTTGAAATTGTATGAGGAGATCGGAGAGCTGTCACGAGGACTAGCAGAGAATGATGAGGCTGTCACGAAAGATAGCATCGGAGATATCACTGTTGTATTGATTGGATTGACTTTGCAGTTAGGAATCAAAACAGAAGAGATTTTTCCAGAAGATAATAAATTTGTATTTTTACAGTCTACGAAATCGGAAGATTACTTTGTAATAATGATGGACCAATCATTGGCTGCATACTTCAACCGACAATCATACCAATTAAAAAATGTTGTTTATGAGTTGATGCGAATTTCAACATTGCTAAATCATGATTTTGTCGAATGCTTGAACATCGCTTATGAAGAAATCAAAGATAGAACAGGAAAATTAGTGGATGGTGTTTGGATTAAGGAGGAGCGACTAAAATGACAGAAGAAATTTTTAATAATGGTTTTGACAAAGTAAATAAACCTAATCACTACTGTGGGCAATATGGTCTTGAATCAATTGACATTATTCGCAATTTTGCTGGAGGACCAAAAGAAGTCCGGGGATTTTACTGGGGAAATGTCATCAAGTATCTTTGTCGCTATCAAAAGAAAAATGGATTGGAAGATCTAAATAAGGCAAAGAAGTACTTAGACTGGCTTATCGCAGATTTGAAGCGTGAAGATCTCGAAAAGACAGCGATTGTCAAGCAGGAGTGATAATTATGAGACATTATACGAAAAATCAAATGGATCACTTTCGTCAGCAACTGCAATTGTTGATTTTAGGAAAAGGTCTCACTCGCAAAGAACTCTCTAGGAATCTATATCGTGGTGAACAGACGATACAAGAATGGATCACGAAAGACGACATCAAACCCAACCATATCAAAGAATTGTGTGAGTATTTCGGTATTGAGGAAAAAACATTGATGGGCGATCCGGAAGAACTTGCTGATTACAAGCTATATGATCGTGATAAGTATATCTGTACAGGGACTTTAAAAGAATTAAGCAGAATTACTGGAAAAGATAGTGCATTACTCAAATATTACATCCACTTAAACGAACAGGGACGAAATGCAGGACATCTAAAATTAGAAAGGGTAATCGAAGATGAAACGTAAAATCGAATGGCTAATCATCAACTTGGTTTTATTGGCAGGAATTACATTAGTGATTGCTATCAATCTCAACTCCAGATTGGTTGAACAAGAAAAAACAATCAAGGATATGCAGTGGACCATTCAGGAGCATGAATTAAGTATTCAGCGCTTTGCTGATCAAAATACTGCACAAGAGGTAATCCTAAACAAATTAAATCGGGAGTACCAAATCCAGGAACGAAAGAAAGCAGAAGCAGTTAAGGAAGCTGCTGAAATGAATAATGTCGGAGGATAATAATGATCAACAATGTGACCCTTATTGGTCGGTTAACAAGAGATGTAGAACTACGCCACACACCAAGCAACATTGCAATAGCTCAATTCAATGTCGCATGCAATCGAAATTTTAAAAATACAAATGGTGAATACGATGCAGACTTCATCAACTGCGTGATGTGGAGAGAGCAAGCGGAAAGATTTTGCAATTGGACCAAAAAAGGAATGCTGGTCGGAATTACGGGAAGAATTCAGACTCGAAGCTATGAAGGAAATGACGGAAAACGTGTATATGTGACTGAAGTTGTTGCAGAAAATTTCCAAGTTTTGGAAAAGCGTGACAACACTGCCAACCAGAACAGCATGACTGAACAGATGCCATCCAACTATGCAAATCCAATGGACATTGATGAAAGTGATTTGCCGTTCTAAAAACAAAAGGAGAAAAACAATGAATAAAAAGGTTATTTTAACGACAGTAGCAACAATCGCAGCAATCGCAACAGCAGGAGGGGTAAAAGCAGATGAATTTAATGGCGATCTCGCAAAAGATAGCATCGGACTTACAGCAAAAACTGGAAACAGCACGAACGGAACAGAAGCGACTGTTTCAAGTTCGCAGGGAGAACACACAGGAGATCTTGGAAGTGTCGAAGGAGATCGAGCAGTTAACGAAGAAGATTCAAACCGAGGAAGCAATGCAACAAATATTACGAAAAACGGGGACACTATCCGAGTAGAGAACCCAAAAGTCGTAATTGACCAACCAGATGGCAATGGTCGATATACTCCATTTAAGGTTAAGTATGAGGATGTTAAAATCCCAGATGAAATCGAAGTCAATGAAGGTGATAAGGTTACTTTTGATTTACCTCAAGAAGTGAAGTTTCAAACCTCTTATGAGTTTGACGTGCATAACCCAGAGAATGCAGTAGTTGGTAAAGCTACAGCGGATGCAACTACTAACAAAGTAACTACTGTATTTAATGACTACTTCAAAACTCACCCTCTAAATAAGAGTATGAGTCTTGAGCTTGATGCTAGTTGGACAGATAAGGTTGTAGCAGGTAAGCCTGTTACTGCCAATTTTAACGGTACAGTGGTTACTGCTCAAATCGGGAAAGAACAAGAAATCGGCAAAGACGAGCTCATTGCCAAGTGGGGATCACAAGACAAGGAAGATCCTACTGTTATCAACTGGACAGCGCGAGTTAACTATGCTAAGAAAGTCTTGAATTATGTGACTATCATTGATGAAATGTCAGAAAATCAAAAGTTAGTTGATAACTATTTTGAAATCAAAAATATTGAAAGTGTAGATCCTTGGATTGATAAAGGCTCTGCTATGGATCTTGTTAAATCAATTAGTAAATCAGACCATGGATTCACAATCAAAATGGATCGATTGGATCACATGATCTATCTATACTACAAGACTAAACTTGTAAATGCTGTGAAGGATAGTACTAATCCTACTAACAAAATTGAACTTAAAGCAGAAGATTCTGGTGCTGTTTCATATCAGAAGATCCAGTTAGTTGGTGGTAAAGGTGACGCTGTAGGCGAAACTAAACCTGTTTGGGAAATCCCAAATGAAGCGCCAGTTTATGATAAACCATCTATCGATTTAAAAGATATCCCACTATTACCGCCTGCTCCTATCGTGGAGATTCCAGAGTGGAAGGGTGGGGTGACACCTCCAGACGCACCACAGATCGAAAAACCTGAGTGGCAAGGTGGAACAGTACCATTTGATGCTCCAATTTTAGATAAACCAGAAATCAATATTGAGGACGTCCCTATGATGCCACCAGCTCCAATTTTGGAAAAACCAGAACTTATCATTGAGTTTCCAGAACCTAAGCAAGACAAGCCAAGCACACCAGCACCAAAAACTGAAAACAAAAAGGAATCGGTGGAAGTTGTGAACCAGGGTGAAGTTAAACAAGATGAACCGTTTGAAACATACAGCGCGCCAGCAGTATTGCCTGCGACTGGTACAGATCTTGGATTGTCACTTGTAGCACTTGGCATCTCATTAGCTACGCTAGCATTTGTTTTGAAGAAAAAGTAAAACTGATGTGAGGGGGATTATTCCCCCTTGGTTTTGAAAAAAGGAGTGAAACATGAAGAAACAAGAACTGATTAAGCATATCGAAAGATTACCTTACGAATCAGGGCCAATCGTAGATAAAATTAAAATCAGCAGAAAAGGTTTGGTAAATTTAATTGAACAACTAGACGAACCACAAAAGCCAGTAGTACCGCAGTTTGTTGCGGATTGGTACGAGGAAAACAAAGATGATTTTGAAGGGAATTTGTTTAGATGCATCAACACGATCTCAAGCATGTATGAAGACGAAGAATTGAACGATTTTGAAAATTGGGTGATAGAAGCACATACCGAGCCATTTCAAACTCTTGTCAATATGCACCAATTCGGCTATACAGTCGAGAAAGAACCAAAGTATACAGTTAAGATCAAATCTGTAAATCAGTATCTTGTAAGAAATACAGACGAGGATTTCTTAGGTTTTTTACAAAGTAGATTAAAATCGAAATTTACTCGCAAAGAGTTAGAAGAAGCTGGCCTCAGTGATGTGTTTAACAGCCCACTGTTTGAAGTTGAGGAGGTGTAAAGAATGAATAATGAAAAATTAATCAATAAGTACGAAAAAATGAAAGCTAACAAGAAAAGACTGACCTCGGTTGATTTGGTTTTGAAAGATTTACGGTCTTTGGATGAGCCAGAACCGTTGCCGTTCAAGTTAAAAGATGTTGTTGGTCGAATTAGAGGGTTTGACCCAACGACACAAACTATATGGCTTAATGCCATTCTTAAAGAACTAGGGGGCGACTACGGTTCAATGAAATATCGCAGTGGTTACGAACAAGGTAAACTTGAGGGAGCATTGGTTGAAAATCAATTAAAAGATGCTGATAAGATTCGACAAGAATCGAATAAAGTGCTTCTACCTAGTTTTATAGATGACTGGATTTTCAAATGTCAACTTTTAAATGATTTTAGTTTGCGTTCTGCACTTGATAGTACTACTATTCATCTCTATGCTGTTAATGGCAAAGTAGTGAAGAAATGGCTTGATGACAGAAAAAATCAAGAACTTTTTGCCAAAGCCTGGGTTACCAGCTACGATGCTGAGAAAGAACCAAAATACAAAGTTAAGGTAAAAAATACAGATGATTATCTAAATGAAACAGAAGTTGGATTTCATTTTTTTGACAATAGTGAAAAAAATAAAACATTTACACGAAAGGAACTAGAATATTCCGATTTTGCTTGGGTGCTCGATTGCCCAGGAATTGAACTTGTGGAGGTTGAGTGATGAGAATATCAAAAGAAATTATGCTGGAAATCACAAAAATTCAGACAGAGGTATTAAGAAATTCTGATTTTTTAAATGTTATTGAATTAAGTGATATTAAAGTACAAGCGAGGGAACTGTACGAAAATCTAGTGTGGTTGCAATACGAGGCAGAGGGGAGAACAGATTGAAACGCTTCTTAATTGGCTATTGCCTATTATCTACTTGCTTGCTATTCATGCAACGTGAAGTACAGAAACCCTTGCTAGTCTATCACGCTGATAGTAAATATCAGATTACTGGCAAGGTGGAAGAAAAACGAAAAATCGGAAATTTGTTCACTATCACTGTAAACGGGAATGTGTTCGTGGTGAGTGAGCAGAAATACAACAATACAGAAATTGGAGATAATATCGAGTTATGAATACACTAGAAAATGTTAAGAAATGGTTTATTGATCGTGACCTAGAAAACGGTGGACGACTAGACAAGCAGTCTTTAAAACTCAGTGAAGAGTTCGGTGAACTATGCGCTGGGTATCTCAAGAAAAATGAGAAGGTCACTAAGGATAGTATCGGAGATTGTGCGGTCGTGATTGTCGGTCTGGCCTTGTTGATTAAGGAAGATGTAAATCAGATTTTTGAAGAATCTGATAGCATTAGAAAAAAAAGATGTGATGGAAAGTTTCATCTCTCTTAATGCTAATATCAGTGAGTTTCAACTCTCACAAGGATTTGCAAGCAAGGAAATGTGCAGACATAATCTAGTACGTTGTATTGGTTATCTAAAAAATCTTGGATATGACTATGCTGAATGTTTTGAACTGGCTTATCAGGAAATCAAAGACCGTAAAGGTCGCTGGATTGATGGTTCGTTCGTGAAAGAGGAGGATTTGCCAGATGAACTACGAGCAAAGATTAAATGATAAACAAAGACAAAGATTTGCATTCATGCTAAAACAAAAACGAAAAGATAATAAATTATCGCAAGAAAAACTAGGTGACATATTAGGATATAGTCAATCAGATATTTTTAAATGGGAAACATGCAAGGCAAGACCTAATCTGTATCAAGTGGAAGATGTAGCAACATACTTCAACTTACCTATGAATGTATTGATAGGGGAGAGATAGATTGACGGATATTGAAAAACGATTAAAGCAATTGCCTTTTGATGATATTAAAATTAGATCATTGCATAATGAAATCGTCAAGCTTAATTCAGGAATAGTTAAAGGTCAGTCTTTTAATGGTATGCCTAAATCGCCATCGATTGATAATCGAACAGAAGATATAAATATTCTAATAATCGATAGAACAAGAGAACTCTATGAGGAAATCAATAAAATTTATAAAGAACGAAAAAAAATAATAGATTGGATTGAGAGTTTAGAAGACCCTATTGAGAATATGGTCATGCGACTACTGTATATTGATGGCTTATCGTGGAAAGAGGTGCAGATAGAACTCAGATGTAGTCGAAGCACTATCAAGAGAATAAGAAGAAGCGCTATCAAAAAATGGCACTAATGAACCCAAATGGCACTAATTAAGTGATATTATGTTAGTATCAGCAAAAGGCTGAAAGACTCCTATATATTTTTTACCAAAGGGCATCACGCCCTTTATGGCGACGAAAGGTTCTATAATCTCTTTAATTTTAAAATGGTAAGCTCTCCAAACTTTTTGCTCCGCTGGTTCGATTCCAGCCGTCGCCTTTAAGACTGCAAAAAAATAAATTTAAAAAGACAGTATACTATTGGTTCTCCGCAGGGCTTTGCAGTCGCCTTGCACTTTAAGAAGTCCTTATGAAAATCAGTCAGCTTAACGCTGGCTTTTTTTATCCTCTGAAGAAGGAGCATAATGAAACCAAAGAGACTCACAATTCTAAACGGAAGGCGAACATCCGTTGACTACGATAGTCGCAACGAGGAGTACACAAACTATAATCGCAACCGATGGAAGTATGATAAGGATGTGAAACAGTTCTACAACTCAACAATCTGGAAGAAAACAAGTAAACAAGTATTACTTGAAGCTGATTATGTTTGTGCGATGTGTGGAGGTGAAGCAACCATGACTGACCATATCATCAGTGTGAAGCAAGACTGGTCGAAACGATTAGATAGAAGTAATCTTCAAGCAAGTTGTAAGAAATGTAATGATAAGAAAGCAATCAAAGAGAAGTATTCTTATTGATTGTGCGGTAAATAATTAAAAACGTTATCAAAAAGCAAACGAAAACAGAACTTGAAAGGGCGAAACGGTCGGAAACGCACTGCAAAACGTACGGAAATGCCCCCTATTATTTATAACGGGGGTAGGTATTGTTCGGATATAAGAACGCCGCCCTCTTCTGTGCGAAAAATTCCCTTTTTGAAAATTCGAGGTCGGCAGAAAGGAGGAGAATATGGGGCGAAAAATGAAGATTGTCGAAAGCAATAAGAAGCATTTGACAAAAGAAGAGAAGATTGCAAGAAAAACCATACAAGAAAAGGCTTCTGATGGTTTGGATGCATTGCAATTAACACCACCAAAACATTTTGATCCAATCGCAAAAGCTGAATACAAACGAGTGATTGAAGATTTAAGAAAGCTACCCCTCAGAAATCTAGATAGAGCAGTATTAGAAACGTACTGTACCTGGTATGCAGTCTATAAAGAAATATCTCGTGGATTGCAGAAAGAGGGATATGTAGTTGAAACAGATAGTGGTAAAGTTTTGCCTAATAAGATGCTATATAGTTTAGAGCGTGCAACGACTAACTTAACTAAAGCAGCATCACAATTAGGATTGACAGTTGACAGTCGCATGAAGTTATTTGTGCCACAAGTCGAAGAAAAAAAAGAGAGTATTTTCGATAAATTTGGTAGTTAGGAGGTGAAACAATGGAAGATGTAGCTTATCAATACGCTTCAAAAGTCGTAAATGGTGAAATCATAGCTAGTAAGAAAGTTATTAAAGCTTGTAAGCGCCATTTAAGAGATTTAAAGCGTATAGATGATGAAGACTTTCCATATGTTTATCTACCTGACAAAGCAAAGAATCCGATTGATTTTATTGAAATGCTCCCAGATGTCAAAACTGGAAAACCATATCCACTAGCAGATTTCCAGAAATTTATTTTATCGAGTTTGTACGGATGGCGGAAAAAGTCCGATACATCTATCAGGCGATTCAAAAAAGCTCTAATCAGCTTGGCCAGAAAGAATGGTAAGACTATTTTAGTAGCTGGTATTGCTTTATATGAGTTTTTGTTTGGTCGTAACCCAGCGATGAGTAGACAATTGTTTTGTACAGCGAATGACCGTTCACAAGCACGTATTGCTTACGATATGATCCGTAAGCAGTTGGATGCTTTGAGAAACCAGAATGCAGATATCAGAAAGGCTACGAAGATAGTCAGAGATGAACTTCGTAACTTGAACGATGAAAGCTACGTACGTGCATTGAGTCGTGAAACTGGTGCAGTCGATGGATTTGAACCGTATGTTGGTATCTTAGATGAATTTGCAGCATCTAAAACAAATGAAATGATTGAGCTTCTCGAATCTGGTCAAGGTCAGTTAGACAATCCGTTGATTTTGATTATCTCAACAGCTGGATTTGATTTAAACGTACCAATGCACACAATCGAGTATGCGTATATTGAGAAACTTTTGGATGAAGAAGTTGAGAATGACGAATACTTTGCTTTCATTGCTGAACAGGATAATGAAGAAGAAATCGCAGATGAAAAGAACTGGATAAAATCAAATCCAATCCTTGAAGTCAAGGCACTACGTAAAAAGATGATAGACTACCTACGAAAACGTAGGAAGGTGGCACTTGAGACAGGAACAATAAATGAAATCCTGGTTAAAAACTACAACATGTGGAGACAATCATCAGAAGAATCTTACATGGATAAAGAAAGCTGGGCAAAAGCGAAAATAGATAAGCCTGACACAAGAAAGCGCAGAGTTTGGTTAGGAGTCGATGTTGGTAGGTCCAGTGACTTATTTTCTATCTCTCCAATGGTCATGATGGATGATTATTGGTATGCAGACAGCTTTTCTTTTGTGGCCACGAAATATGGCTTGATTGCAAAAGAAAAAAGAGATGGTGTTTCTTATACCAACTTAGAAAGAGCTGGTGAGTGTGAGATAACAACCCTTGAAAGTGGAGTTATCGATGATGAGCGCGTGCTTGAGAAAATCGAGGAAATGGTATACGAAAATGAGTGGGAATTGCAAGGTATTTTCTTTGACCCTTATCAATTCGGTTCACTATTAACTATGATTGAAAAACGACATCCAGAATGGCCACTAGTCCAGATACCGCAAACCACCATGGTCTTGAACATGCCCACGAAACAGTTTCGTGATGATGTGCGACAAGGAAAAATAAAGCACAGTGGCAATCAGTTACTGACAATGGCGGTAAACAACGCATACACTAGAGTTGATAATAACGGTATGAGGATTGATAAAAATAAAAATAGTAACAAAATCGACCCTCTGGATGCGTTATTAGATGCCTATGCTGCTTGTTACTTAGAGCCATTCGATGGAAGTGGTTATTGGACTAATGAGAAAATCCTGGAAGGAGGTTCGCTATTTTGAAGTTATTGAAACATATTCACACAATTTTATTGTTAATTGGTTTAATGTTTTTGATTTACGGTTTGTTCTTGATTGGGGACGTAATAGGATATATAGCTACAGGCTTGATTCTCTGCTTTCTCGGAGCGTACATTGATAAAACAAAACAGCCTTGAAAAGCCTTACAAAATTTGATATAATGAACTAATTTTAGGAGGTTTTATCATGACAAAAGAACAAGTTAAACAACCAGAACGCCCAGTTTATAAAAAGCCTTTATTCTGGACTACCATATTGTTTGGATTTCTTTCTTTTTTTCTTATAATTATGGTTTTTGTAATCGATTCACATTATGTTGAATTGACAAATGCGTTAACAAACCATGGTTTGTATTATGATCAAACAAAAAAAGAAATTTACAGTAAAGAAAATAATCAAAACAACACTCAATCATCAAGTGAAAATGGTGTTATTTTAACTAAAAAATTCGGTGAGAAAATAACATTTGAAGAAGGAAGTATCGAAGTAAGAGGGATGGATATATCTGACGGTCAAGTTACTGTAGCAATTATTTTAGAAAACAATACAGATAGAAAATCCAATTTCAACCCGAAAGAATTTGTAGCAAAGGCTGGAGATGAAACGTTGAATTATATTGGATTGCAAGAGGTTTCAGGATTGACAGGCCAAGGTGAAGTTAAAGAAGTGTCACCAAAGTCGAATGCTGTATTCTTTTTGAATTACAACCTACCAAAAAATAATTCTTCAGATTTCTCTATGCAAATAGGAAAATATCTTTGGAAGTAATTACGCTAGCACCAGTTGGTGCTTTTTTTATGCTCAAAAACAGAAAGGAGGTGAGAAAATAAATGACTTTTTTTCAATCTTTAGGGTCGTCAAAACTATCTTATGACGATTATATCTCTTCGGTAATCTCTGGTAATTCAAGTCCTGAATATACTGGTATATCTGCTTTAAAAAATAGCGATGTCTTGACTGCAGTATCTATCATAGCTGGTGATGTTGCTCGTTTTCCGTTATTAAAAAAGGATTTAATGGGTAATATTGAACAAGATGAAGATATGAATTATCTACTGAATGTCAAAGCCACAAGTAATACATCAGCTAGACAATGGAAGTTTGCAATGACCGTCAATACAATTTTGACTGGTAATTCATTCTCTCGTATTCTACGTGATCCAATCAGTGGAAAACCATTAGAGTTTCAATTTTTTAGACCGTCTGAAACGACTGTCGAAGAAACTAATGACCATGAATTGATTTACACTTTCCGTGACCGTCTGAATGGCAAGGAAATCGTGTGTAAATCAGAAGATGTTATTCATTGGAAATTCTTTAGCCATGACACTATTCTTGGTAGGTCTCCATTGCTTTCTCTTGGGAATGAAATCAGCTTGCAAGATGGTGGATTGAATACCTTGATTAAGTTCTTTAGAGATGGTTTCTCAAGTGGAATTATCAAGCTTAAAGGTGCTCAATTAAACGGTGAAGCCCGTAAAAAAGCCCGTATGGACTTTGAGAAGATGCGTGAGGGTTCGACAGGTGGCAGTCCGTTAGTATTTGATGATACACAGGAATACACTCCACTTGAAATTGATACGAATGTCTTACAGTTGATTACATCTAATAACTTTTCTACTGCACAGATTGCTAAAGCTCTTCGAGTTCCTAGTTTTAAACTGGGGGTTAATAGCCCTAACCAATCTGTCGCACAGTTGACTGAAGACTATGTAACCAACGACCTTCCATTCTATTTTGATGCAATCACAAGCGAATTGGCTTTGAAAGTATTTAGTGATGAAGAGCGTAGGAAGTATCGTGTTGACTTCGACACTCGTAGCGTGACTGGTAGAAATGTAGACGAGATTGTAAAACTTGTAAACAATCAAATCTTAACACCTAACCAAGCCTTGATTGAACTTGGTAAGGAACGTTCTACTGATCCAAATATGGACCGTTACCAGTCAAGTTTGAACTATGTCTTCTTGGATAAGAAAGAAGAATATCAATCAATGAAAGGAGGTGAGACAAAGGATGCCAAAGAGAATCAAGATGAAAGGTCCACTGATTCCGAATAATAGCCAAGAAGCTTACGACTACTATGGTTTGGAAGCTGTCAGTGCTAAAGCTATCACAGATTCTTTCCCAGAAGATAATAGCGATATTGTGTTGGAAGTTAATTCCAACGGTGGTCTTGTTACTGTCGGTAGTGAAATCTACACAGCTTTAAAAAGCTATCCAGGGAATGTAACTGTTGAAGTAACAGGAATGGCAGCAAGCGCTGCTAGTGTCGCAATAATGGGAGCTGATAAAGTTCTTATCAGTCCAACAGCTCAGATAATGATTCACAAAGCGCTGTATGGTTTTGTATCTGGCAATAGCGATGATTTAGACAAAGCTTCTAATGCGCTTAAATCTAGTGACCAAGCAATCGTGAATGCGTATGTTGCTAAGACTGGATTGAGTGAAGAAGAAATTCTGGATATGATGAAGAATGAAACCTTCATGTCAGCTAGTGAAGCAGTTGAAAAAGGCTTTGCGGATGAAGTGATGACCTTTGAAGATATTGGTGCAGTAGCGAGCCTAGAGAATGGATTGTTACCACAAGCAGTTATTGATGACTTCTACGCTAACCGTAGCAAGCGTAAGTCAGAAATCCAAAATATGCTACGAGAAATCGAAAAAGAAGAATTACTTGAAGGGCTATAAGCTCTTTTTTTAATACCGAAAAGGAGAATAAACAAAATATGTTTAAAGAAAAAATGAAAGAACTTCAAGCGCAGATTGCAAACATCGGTGCTGAAATCGTTGTTAAAACGGAAGAATTGAAATCTGTTTTGAATACTGAAGATCTCGAAAAGGCTCGTGAAATCCGTGCTGAAATCGACAACTTGAAATCACAAAAAGAAGAAGTAGAAAACAACTTGAAGACTTATGAAATCGCAAAAGAAGGAGCTGGAATGGAAGCGACTATTGAAAAACATGAAGTAAAATCAGACGGTAAAACTTACCGTGATTCTGTAAATGAATGGGTACGTACTAAAGGTGCTGTTGCTGATTCAAACTTGAAACTTGAAGGAAAAAACCTTCTTATCCCTATGAATGAAGCAGTAAATCCAACACAAGATGGATTGGAGAAGGCTGAAACTGAAAAAGTAACTAGCAAAGAAATCGTTACTACTCCAATGCGTGAAGTTAAAACAGTTCTTGACCTTAAACAATTCACTACTATTCACAAAGCTGCTAAAGGTGAAGGTTCATATCCTATTCTTAAACATGCTACATCTAAGATGGCAAGCGTAGAAGAATTGGAAAAGAATCCAAAACTTGCTAAACCAGAATTTACAGATGTTCCTTGGAAAGTTAAAACTTACCGTGGTGCTATTCCACTTTCACAAGAAGCTATTGACGATGCAGATGTTGACCTTCTTGCAATCGTAGCTGAAGCAGCTAACCAAATCAAAGTAAACACTACAAACGATGCAATCGGTGGTGTTTTGAAAACATTTGAAGCTAAAAACGCAGCTGACTTGGATGCAATCAAAGCTATCTTGAATGTAGATCTTGACCCAGCTTACAACGTATCATTTGTAGTTACACAAAGTTTCTACCAAAAACTTGACACTTTGAAAGATAAGAACGGTCGCTACTTGCTTCAAGATTCTATCGTTTCTGCATCAGGTAAAGCCTTCCTTGGTCATCCAGTATTCGTAGTTGCTGACACAGTTCTTGGTGAAGCTGGTGAAGCTAAAGCCTTTATCGGTGATGTACAACGTGCTGTACTCTTTGCTGACCGTCAAGAATTAGGTCTTCGTTGGACTGATAATGAAATCTACGGTCAATACTTGCAAGCAGTTGTGCGCTTTGATGTTAAGAAAGCAGATGCCCAAGCTGGCTACTTTGTAACTATGCCCTAATACTCCCCCAGTCAGTGGGGGTGTCTCACGGTCAGCTGTAACTTTAGCAGTACCAACCGCAAGTAGCACCAAAGCAGACATCATGTCTTACTTAGATAGCAAGGGAATTTCTTATACAGCAACTCAAACCAAAGAGCAACTACTAGCCTTGATTGGAGGTTAGATTTATGGAAGCTAAAAAGAATGGTTTTCTTGAGGAAGTTAAGTTGTATTGTAAAATCGACTATGATTTCGAAGATGATTTACTGCTTGAGCTTATCGAGTCAGCAAAAGAGCAGATTTGTTTTGCAATCGATAATGACTTAAGCCCAGATGATTTAGTGGACTATGCTAAGTTCCGACTAGCTGTCAAAAAGCAAGTCAAAGAAGAATACGAACATCGAGGAATGTCAGCAGACACCATGCGCTATCCATTGGCGAATGGTGTGCTAAACATCATTCATCAGCTTAGGACAAGGAGGGAAAGTTAATGCGGACACGTAAGATGAATGTTCGCATTACTTTTTTTCAAAGAATAGGCGGACAGAATGAAGATGGAGAAGTGCTAGACTTCGAAAGGAAGGACTTGTATACTTGCTGGGCAGAAGTTTCTAAAACATCTATTAAGGATTTTAGAGAAAATGCGACTGTCACAAAAGCAGGTGGACTAGTAGAACATAAAGACACTAAAACATTCTTAATTCGTCATCTTCCAAAACTCCCTTTTGACAATTCTTGTTATGTAGATTTTGATTGTAATGAATATCAAATCGTAGCCATCGAACGAGATCATGCAAATAAGGAAATTGACTTAATTAAGGGAGTGATGTTGTCATGACAAAAGGATTAGACCTTTGCCTAAACAATCTCACTAAGTTGGAGGTTAAAGCCCCTATGGTTGCTCGTGAAGCTGTCACAATGGTCGCTGAAGAGTTTGAGAAAGAGCTGGAAGTAAATACTCCAGTTTCTGATGAACCTACACCAACTAGATTGAAAGCAGATATAAAAATCAGCAATTTCAAAGGTGGAGGTGGTGCGCCTTCAAAGGACATAGGTTTTGGTCGTACTACTGGTTGGCGTGCTAGATACCCAAATAGCGGTACAATCTATCAGAAAGCACAGGACTTCGAGGAAAAGACTATTAATGCAGTTACTCCTCGCGCTAAAAGAATATATGAACAAAAAATAAAGGAGGTGCTAAAATAAATGATTGCTGAAACTGAAGCATACAAACTTTTGGTAGCAGATGAAAAGTTAAATCAACTGTTCAATGAGTTTAGAGGTAAAGAATTTCCAGGATATAAACAAGGTATCTTTACTTATGATATTCCTGAAAAACCTACAAACTTAAAACAAAAAGAACTTGCTCCGTTTGCAAGAATTTATTTAACGTACGAAGCACCTCACAAGTATGCAGATGATGAAATCATCTCAATGGAACAACGTATCACAATCAACTTTTGGTGTAAGAATGCAAAGCAAGCTGACCGAATCGCCAAAAGAATGGATACAATCTTAGAAAGTAGTGGATTTGAACGCTACACAGCAAATGAGAAACCTCGATATATGGATGACGATATTGGACTATTAATGAATGTCCGAAAATATCGTCTTTTTGATTGGAGTGATCTCGAAGAAATGAAAGGAAATAAATAAATGTCTAAAGTTAAATTTGGTTTACGTGGTTTTGAATATGGGGTTTTGAACGATAAAAACCTTGTACCAGGAGAAACTAAAAAAATTCCTGGTTTGAAATCAGCAAAATTGGATATCACAAATGAATTGAATACTATCACAGCAGATGATGGACCATACGTAGTATTGTCTTCTGGTATCACTGGAACAACTCTTGAAGTATCATGGCTTGATTTAGGTAGTGATGCTCGTAAGGATTTCTACGGTATTACTGTTGAAAATGGTGTTGAAAAATACAATAAGAAGATGACTCCAAACGACATCGCTTGCTTGTTCCGTACAACTGGTGATGACGGTAAAGGTATCTGGGTTGGTCTCCTTAAAGGTAAGTTCTCACTTCCAGGAATGGATTTGGAAACTAAAGACGGTTCACCAGAACCTAAGAACGATACTGTATCTGGTAGCTTTGTAGCTCGTGGAGATGACGATGAAGGCCTTGTAATTGTAGTTGGTCGTGAAGATAACCCACAATTCCAAGAAACTGAATTCCGTAAACTCGTTTTCCCAAAGTCTTAAGCGGTGCTAGTTCTGAACGAACAGTAACCGCTGTACCAGGCGCAGCAAGACAAGATGCATAAGAATAGGCTTGGTTATTCCAAGCCTTTATTTTTTAAAAGGAGTTAATAATGTTTGAAATTAAATTTAAAAAAGCAGGTGTGTTGAAAGAATTTTCAAAAGACTACGTAAATGTAGAAGACAACCTGTTGGCTTTGGAACACCAGGTTCGACAAACTTCATTGTACGAAAACAAGGAAGATTTGCTAAACCCTGCTAAACATCGTGAGTTGAATGAAGCATATCTTGAAATGTTTGTAAAAATGTACGGTGAGCAATTCGATGCAGAAGATTTAAAGAGTGCAAGTGTTGAAACGCTTGAAACATTGAATGATCTATATCTTGCAGCACTCGGTGGAAAACAAGAAGAAAAAGAGACCACCAAAGGAAAAAAGAAGAAAAAGGGTTAAGCCCTAAAGAAGCTCAAAATAATTTATTAGTTTGGGTTCAATCATTAATGAGTCAAGGATATACAATCCATGATATCAAAAGAATGCGCTTATCAGATTTTGATTTGATGGTGCAGGCTTTAGAAACAAAAGAAAGCCAAGAGGAAGAAGAAACAACCCTTGACAAGGCCTTCCCATTCCTTTTTGGATAGAAAGGAGAATGAATGGCAAGTAATATTGGTGAATTAGTCGCCACTGCAACCTTAGATGTCGCTCCTTTTCAGTCGAATGTCGGGAGGTTGAAAACCTATTTAAAAGGTGTCGATAATTCCCTCAAAGCGATGGAAAACAACTTTAAAGGTGCTGGTAATAATATCAGCAACTTAAAAGGACTTTTATCGCAAACTGGTTCAGCTCTTAGCTCATATCAAAAGGTATTGAGTTCACAGAGTGAACGATACAACCAATTAAAAGCAAGTATTGGAGATGTGTCTACTGCTACTGCAGAGCAGAAACAGAAGTTAGTTGAAGCAAGTGCTAGTATGACAGCTACTGCTGCTAAAGTAGCTGAATTGCAAAACCGTTATCAACAGTTAGCTAGTTCTATGAAACAAGCTTATATCGATGATAGTGCCTTCACTAAGTTTGGTAATAGCGCACGGGAAGTTGGTGAGAAATTCAGTAAAGTTGGTAAAGAGATTTCTGGTTTTGGATCTGCACTAACGAAAGGCGTGACTGCTCCGATTGTAGCAGGTGCTGGTCTTGTAGTGAAAGCTGCAATCGATTATGAATCAGCGTTCGCGGGCGTAAAGAAAACAGTTGACGAAACCGCAACGGTATCTTATCAAAAGTTATCAGATGGCATCCGTCAAATGGCCAAAGAATTGCCAGCAAGTGCGGTTGAAATTGCAAACGTAGCAGAAGTTGCAGGTCAGTTAGGTATTAAGACAGAAGATATTCTCTCATTTTCTCGTACTATGATTGATATGGGAGAGTCAACCAACTTAAGTGCGGAAGAAGCTGCAACAGCAATCGCAAAAATCGCCAATATCATGGGGTTGACATCGGAAGATTATTCAAGGTTTGGTGCATCCGTTGTAGATCTTGGTAATAACTTTGCCACAACTGAAAAAGATATTGTTGAGATGACCAACCGTTTAGCTGCAGGTGGTAAACTAGCTGGACTAACTGCTCCAGATATCTTAGGACTTGCTACTGCTATGAGTAGTGTAGGGATTGAAGCAGAAGCGGGGGGTACTGCAATGGTTCAAACCCTTACTGGCATTGGTAAAGCGGTATCAGGGGTCGGTAAAGGAGCTAAAGAGAAGTTAGAACTGATAGCTCAAATAGCTGGTACTACATCAGAAAGTTTTTCTCAAGCTTGGAAAGAGAAACCAGCCGAAGCTTTACAATCATTTATTAAAGGTTTACAAAAAGCCAATGATGAAGGGAAGAATATGGATGGAATTTTGTCAGACCTTGGAATGAAAGGAATCCGACAAGGTAACATGCTGAAATCATTAGCCCTTGCATCGGATAAAATGAGTGCAGCAGTTGCACGTTCTAACCAAGCGTGGAAAGAAAATACTGCCTTAACCAATGAAGCGAATAAACGTTATGAAACTACTGAATCACAGTTGAAGATGTTTAGAAATCAGCTTACAGATATTGCAATCGAGTTTGGAGGACCATTAATTAAAGCTCTAAGAGAGGGGCTGAATGCAGCAAAACCATGGATTGAAAATTTATCAGAATTAGCTAAGAAGTTTAGTTCATTATCGACAGAGCAACAACAAAATATCTTGAAATGGGGATTATTTGCAGCAGCATTAGGTCCTGCTTTGAAGTTGCTAGGTGGTGGTATTTCAGTCATTGGTGGTTTTGCAAAGGCCATTGGTGGTTTGTCAAAAGGTATTGGTTTTTTAAGTGGAACAGTTAAATACCTTGCAAATATTCCAGCTGGTTTAAATGCATTGGCTGGTTCAGCTGGTGTTGCTGAAACAGCAATGGCAGGTATGTCAACTAGCGCTGGTTCTATGACTGGTGCGATTGGCGCTCTTGCAAATCCTTTAGGATTGATAGTTGGTAGTATTGGCTTAGTAACAGCTGGTCTTGTCTATCTTGGGAACGAGAAAGATAAAGCAAGAATCAAGACTGAAGAGTTTGGTTCACAGTTAAGTAGCACTGCACAAGGCGAGTTGAGAAACTTCCAAAAGACGGTTGACGAAACAAGCACAGCAGTCGCAAACTTTGGAACACATGCTGGAGATGTTGAGAAAGTTTCAGGAGCATTTAAAAAGCTCTATGAAGATATTCAAGCAGCAGCAGACCAAAGCAACAAACGTATGGAAGAATTGGGCGCTAAGTGGGGATTGAGTGAAGAACAAATCGCCACAGCTAAAGAAAGAAATGGTCAATATGTTTCAAATGCAGAAGCGATGATGGACCAAATCAATGAAATTTACCAACGTCACAATGGCGATGCTAGTAAGTTCTCCCAAGAAGAAAAAGAAATCATCTTAAATAACCAAAACGAGATGATTAAAGCTAAGTTAAAGTTGATGAGTTTGTCCGAAGAACAACAAACAGCAGCACTTCAAGCTTTAAATGGTAAAATCAGCTCGCTGAATGAAACGCAATTAAAACATACTAGAGATGTTTTGAAACAAGCCATGGATGAAGAGAAGAAACTCTATGAAACATCCAAGAGTGAGTTGAAAGAGTTGTTGGACGGTAAAGCTATTGACCAAGAGACTTATAACAAGAGAATGCAAGAAGTTGAATCAAAGCATACACAAACTATGGAAGCTTTGGGGAGCAAGTATTACCAAGTTATGAAGGAACTGGATGAAAAAGTTAAGTCCAGAACTGGTCAAAGTTGGAACTATTGGGAGGAAGCTAAGAAAGTCCTAGAAGAATACGGTTTATCTTATGAAGAAATCGGTCAAAAGGCAGCAGCAGCATCTGAAAAAGCTGGAAACTCTCATAGCATTCTTGCTAAATATACTAGTGAGATGAGCAAAGAAGTAAAAGAGGCAAACGATGCGTGGTCATTACTGGTCGGAAATATCGATAAAAACGGTAATTTCCAAGTCAAGTCAAATGTTAAAGAAGTTATTGGAGAAGCAGCTAAATCCGCAGAAGGTTGGGAACAATTACAGTTCATTGCTAAAACTGCTGATATCAACTCAAATGCTCGCGTAACTATTGCTGAAGCACTTGTTGAATCAGGCAAGTGGAAAGAGATGAGCCTTGAAGAAAAACAAGTCATCGTTAATAACCAAGCAGGATTACAAGCTATCTTTGATAGTGAGAAAAACCTCAAGATTTGGAATGATATGCCAGCTGAGGTCAAAGAACTTCTTTTGAAGAACAATGACATCATGAGTAAGGCAGATGAAGCAACAAAAGCTCTCACGAACTATGAAGCTCTGACACCAAAACAAAAAGAGTTACTTGCAACAGATGATAAGTTCAGAGATGCAGTGGCTCGTTCTACTGAAACATTGACCAACTGGAACGCTCTTACACCGTTCACAAAAGACTTACAAGTAAACCCTGGTAACGTTTTATATAACGGTCAATTATCAATCGATAAGATTGGCGAGTGGAATTTAGCGCCAGCTCTAACCAAGTCATTAACTGCATCAGATGACACTGGTGCTGCAGTTGGTAGTGCAATCGCTAGTGTGAACTCTCCTAAACAAGAAGCGCCAATCGGCATTTTTGCCAATGATAATACAGCAGGAGAATCACAATCAGCAAGTTTAAGCGTGAACTCTCCTTATCAATTTAAACCAATTGATATTAATGCTATCAACAGAACGCAAGGAGAAGCTAACTCTGCAGAATATGCAGTAAATGCAGTTAGACAAAACGGACCAATCGATATTAACGCAAGAGACAGAACAAGTAGTGCGATCAACAGCGTATGGTCAGGTTTAGCATCTTTGCCAGCTTTTAAGTTTATTGATATTATCACACGACATTTTACTGAACGACACGCAAAAGGTACGGATAATCACCCAGGAGGTCTTGCCACAGTCAACGACCAACGTGGTACGCTCTATAAAGAATTGGTAACATTACCAGACGGTACTTCCTTCATTCCAGAAGGTCGTAACGTAGTCTTACCACTTCCTCCTGGTTCAAAAGTTATGCGAGCTGGTAAAACTCGTAGCTTGATGAACCGTTTAGGTATTCCAAACTATGAAAATGGAATTGGTTTTGAAGATACAAAAATCTCACATCTAAGTAGACGAATTCAAAGTGTCAACGTTCGAAACAGTAGCCGTGGATACCAAAGTACAGCTTATTCTGCTGACTACGGCAACGGTAATGGTCAAGCAGTAGTATCTGAATTGGTTAGCTTGAAAGAAAGTGTAGAAAACTTGCTTGGTAGATTGCTTGATAAAGATTTCAATACTTACCTAGACGGTCAAGTTATCGCAGAAAATTCTTATCAATACCAAGGACATATCATGAGAAGGGAGGGTATTTAATGTCAAATTATTTAAAGGTCAATGATTTTACAACAACTGGTTTAAGGAATTGTGTAGTCGTGGACTTTGGAACAATCCGTTCTGCCATTCCTCGTTTCTCTGAACAAACTAAACCATACGGTATGAATGGTAGTTACAATCAAGAAGATGGCGCTTTTGAAGATTATGAAAGAACAATTCGTATCTTCTTTGAGCGTTTTTCTGATTTAGCAACCTTGATAGAGAAATTTAAAGCGGTAGGAAATCAACTAGAATTCAGCTATCAGCCTGATTCGGTGTTCTATGCTGATTTGCTAGATACTGAAATCACTCCAAAAGGTATGTATGGTTGGGAATTGACAATCAAGTTAGACATGCAGCCTTTCAGGTATCAAAAGAATAGTGAACCTGTTGTACTAACTAGTTCAGGTACAATTACAAATCTTGGTAGTGTGTATTCTGAACCAGTTGTAGAAATCGAAGGTAGCGGTGATGTATCACTTACGATTGGTCGGAAAACCATGTATCTGACAATCGATACCAAGGCTACGATCGATTGTAGACAAGGTAAACAAAATATCTACAATGCTACTGGTGCAGTTCAAAACACTTTAAGAAAACGAGGTGGATTCTTTGAAATACCAGTAGGAAATACGGGTATTACTTATACAGGTAACGTTAGTAAGGTGACAATCAAGCCAAATTGGAGGTATAAGGTATGATTTATTTAACCGAAGGAAATATACCTCTTAATGCTGCTTACGATGATGAAATCGTTCAAGAAGCGAATAGTACCTACCAATTAACCTTTAAATTTCCTACAAACAATATCTTGTGGCAAAGGCTGAGAGAAGAAATATTCTTGATTGCTGATGATCTACACAATGAGCAAGACTTTGTAATTTTTGAAGTTGAGAAAAAGCATGGATATATTCAAGTCTATGCTAACCAAGTCATGACGATGTTGAACCACTACGTAGTCAATCCGATGTCTTTAGATAGACAGACGGGTTCAACTGCATTAAGTCAATTCGCTGGAAGTATCACTCGTGAGAATCCATTCTCGTTCTTTTCAGATATTGAGGATAAACACACATTTAATATCGATACTAAAAACGCTATGGAAGTCTTGACCAAAGATAAACACTCCATTCTTGGTCAGTGGGGTGGTGATCTAGTCAGACATGGCTATCAGGTACGATTATTAAAAAATGGCGGTTCAGAAAATGAATCGCTTTTTATGTATAAGAAAAACCTATCTAGTTACCAGCATAAGACCTCTACTAAGTCTTTAAAAACACGTATTACTTTCATCACCACAGTCCGTGGTGAAGGGGAAAGTCCAGTCGATAAACACTACAAGGTGGTTGTTGATAGTCCCTTAATTAACAAGTACAGTCAAATCTACGAGGATGTTGTAGAAGTCAATGACCAAGATGTTAAAGATGAAGCAAGCCTCAGAGAATATGGCAAGCAGTATTTCAGAACAACCTTGTGCGATATGCTAGAAGATAGCATTGAAATTGATGTTATCGGTCACAGTGATGTTCCTGTCCAGATGTTTGATGTGGTAGGTATCTACCACGAAACATTCGATTTGGACGTAAGGAAGAAAATCACTAAATACACTTACTCCCCAATGGCTAAAAAACTGAAATCTATCGGTTTTGGTCAGTTTCAATCAGGTCTAGCAAACGCGATCGGTAATGTAGTTAGTGATGCTTTTAAAAGCGAAAATCAGCATTTTCAAAGTAATTTTGAAAGACAACTGGCAAGAGAGCTTAAAAATGCTAATCTTGCTTTTGATCGCAAAAAAGAAGAACTAACCAATCAATTCACAGATGAAGTGAACGCCATCAAAGCGAAGGCAGAAGAAAATAAACACTCGCTATCTGAAGAAATCAATCGAAGGTTTCACGACTTCAGCCCGTCAGGTTTTGAAGAAGCCAAAGCAAAAGCAGAAGAGGCTTTACAAAAAGCTGGCGCAAGTGAAGATTTAGCGACAGAAGCGAAGAAAATCGCAGACGAGAGTTTAAGCAATTTAAGCGCAGTCAGAGATAAGACGAATAATAACGAAGTAAAACTCGCAGAATATAAGCAAGATATAGACGGACGAATTACTAGCCTTACAAGTCAAGTCGCTGGCAAGGTCAATGAAGCAGACTTCCAACGAGTAAAAGAAACAAGTCAATTATACGAGCGAATTTTGGGTGGCGCTGAAAATGATGTATCGAGAAATGTTTCTCGTATGGTTTTGAGTAATCAAATCTTTCAGACAGAAGTTGGAAAGTACGTTACTGATGATAATAACCTGATCGTTAATTCTATGACGATGGACAAAAATACGCTTGTAGGTAATAACAATCCAAAAGCAAGCGTATCTGTTGATGAGGGCGTGTTTACGATTAAAGCACAGGGTCTTACTAGTTATAACTGGTCAGGCTTCTCTTTGCCTATTTACGTTAAAAAAATTTATCGTGGTGAAACTTATACGCTAGGGTTTAAGTACCGTATTAGAGAATATCCAGATGTTTCTTTTGCTTTCAATGTCAAGAACCACGGTCTAAACAAAACACTTACATGGGCTAATATTGGTGAGAATAGACCATCACTAAACGAGTGGCAAGAGTTCCAGAAGACTTTCACAGTTCAAGAAGATTTTGCTTTTGGTGAAGATTATAACTATCCATTTTATATTTTTTTGGCAAAGAATGGCTGGGTAGAGTTCAAAGAGCCTATCTTAGTTCGTGGCTCAAGAACTGGACCATATAAGCCTAGCCAATTTGATGACGCCTACAAAAAATCAAACGAGGCTAAAGGACTTGCTACTGATGCACAAACAAGAGCGATACAGATTGCTCAAGGTTTAGAAGCAACACGAACACAAGTCACACAGCTTGCTGGTTCATACGCTATCCAAAATTTGAACAGCGCAGGCGACATCATTAATGGTATCAACCTTGGAGCAAATGGTAATAACCGTATTATTGGGAAGGCAACTCACATTACTGGAGATACGCTGATCGATAATGCAGTCATCAAGTCGGCAATGATTGACAAACTCAAGACCGCTAACTTTGAAGCTGGTTCAGTTACTACTACGATATTAGGAGCTGAAGCGGTCACAGCTGAGAAGGTTAAGTTTGATACAGCGTTCATTCAGAGGTTAGTATCACAACAAGCATTTATTGATGAGTTGTTTGCTAAACAAGCGACGATTACTAGAATTCAGTCAATTGATTTTACAGCTAACCACATTAAGGGTGGGGTGTTATCAGGCTTGAACGGGAACGCAACCTTTGACTTGAATAACGGACAAATTCGAATGCAGAGTAGCCCAACAAGTTGGAAGACAACATGGGACCCTAATGGTATAGCGTTTAGAGGCTCAGGGAATGACGTTTGGGGTGCAATGGGTGGCGACAGTGGTGGTGGTGTTGGTATCTATATGCGTGGAAACCATGCTTTTAACTTGGTTGTCAATCATTCAGATAGTGGCAAAAGCAACAGTTATACTCCGTTACGTGTTAAGTATGGAGAAGGTACATACTTGCAATTTTCTCCAGGCGGGCCAAGCTATAATTTATTATTGCTATTTAATGATATATATCAAAATCTAATATTATTGCACAAACATAAAGAGACGAGAACAGGATATTCAAATTCATTAATCGGACCGCTAAAATAAAATGAGGTAAACATGAACACACACGATAAAGTTATTAATAACTTAGGCATTCAACTAGCCAATAAAACCATTTCAGAGGCTTTCAGCCTTGCTGAACGTGATGAAGCACAAGAACAATTTAAGCAAGCTCACGAACAGCTTGAAAAAATCAACAAAGTATTACAGTCAAATGAAGAATTAAAAGCTCTATTTGACAAAGTAGCAGAAGAATTAGATAAATCAAAGGAAAAAGGATAATATATGACATTTAAAGTAATTAATAAATACTTACAAGAAAACAACCGCACATTCGTAGCAATTCGCCAAGATGCACCTTACACGGCATTTGACCGTGTGTTAATTGGCAACCGTGTGAATGAGTCAGACGAGGTTCTTATCGAGGCAGTCCTTGGTCAGGTCGCTACTGAACTAAATCCAGCTGATGGTGTGAAGAAGTTACAAGAAGACTTGCACACACAGGCTCAAGAATATGAAACCAAGTTAGCTGAGAAAGATGCTAAGATTGCTGAAGTTAAGGCAGTCGCAGACTGGGCTGTATTGGCTCGTGTGACAGACACAGACAACCCTCTAGACCCTACATTGTTTAAGCGTGGTCTTGAACTGGTAGATCTTGGTCAAACTGGTAAGACTTACCAATCACAAGAGATTTTCGCTCTTGAAAATCCGAACCATGTTGAGAAATTCCAAGAAGGGAAACGTGTAATGGTTCAAGTGAACGAAGCATTCACTTATCAAGGTCAAACGCTTGAAGAACTTGCAACGCTTGAACAAAACGGTAAACTTGGTATCTGGAAATGGACTGAACCAAAAGCAGAGAAACCTTCTAGCGAGTTAGAAACACAGCCTGTTCAGTAATCATCCATTTAGAAAGAGGGTGGTCTAATTGGACTTTCTAACTTTAATAGACAAACTCACGCCTGTCCTAGTCGTGATTATTCCAAGCTACTTTTCATTCAAGAGTACAAAAACTTCTAAAGAAGCTGATAAACGTCTTGAAGGTCTATCTAATAAGATAGATACCCTTGAGGAGTCAGTCTCAAGTGTAGAAGAGATTGGAAAAGATAACCAACGGAACTTGACGATTATCGGGAAAGGCTTGCAACGGTTACAACGTTTTCGATTGCAAGAAAATTTGAAAAAAGCAATACGCCGTGGAAAGACAAGTCAGCATGAAATCGAAGAACTTTCACGACTTTATGAAAGCTATGTTGAATTGGGCGGAAACGGCGCTATCAAAATATTGTTTGAGAAATTTCTCAAACTAGAAATCAAAGAGGAAAATGATGATGAACAAAATTAACTGGAAACTACGCTTACAAAACAAAGTCACACTTATCGCACTTTTGGGAGCGATCTTTTTGATGTCTCAACAATTCGGATTTGAAATCCCACAAAATATTCAAAACGGTGTGAATACATTTGTTTATATCCTTGTATTACTCGGAGTGGTTACTGATCCAACGACTGCTGGCATCACAGATAGCGACAGAGCGCTTGAATATCACGAACCAAGCGAAGACTAACAGGTTTGAGAACCCTTTTGGGTTCTCTTTCTTTTTGAAAAGAAAGGAGGTAGCACTTGAAGAAGGTTATCGAAAGAAAAATAACCGTTTTATCTAGTAACCGTAGTATCGAAAAAATGTATAACGAGTTTTACAGCCACGATAAAAATAATGCAGAGTTTAAGTTCACACTCGATGAATTAACTGCTACTAAGGTTATCTGCTTATTCTACTTTAAGACCACTAAGCGATACCAGGAAGTAGAAGCGACAATTGAAGGTAATTCGTTTACGGTTCAATTCGACACATCATTGATCACGACAGATGAGTCTGTTATTGGTTACATCTACTTTGAAAAAGTAGAGCAGTCAGCAGATGTGTATAGCTTTATGTTCAATGTTCATGTGAGTGAGATTGACAAAGCAATTAAGACACCACTTATTGAACGTGAAACAGGGCGAATTGTTAACGTTAAGGATGTTGTGACAAAGCAAGAACTAGATGAATTGTTTGCAAAAATCAAAGAGCAAGGTGGAACGTATGACGATAGTGATATTCGTGCTAAAATAAGCAATATTTCAGTCGATATTGAAGCTTTAAAGACCAAGCCTGACAATGACACCATCTATAATGACAAGCCCCTTGTAGAGCGTGTAGTGGCTTTAGAGAACAAGCCAAGTGTAGATACAAGTCAGTTTGCTACAAAGCAAGAACTGCAAACAATCTCTTTGACTCCTGGACCTAAAGGGGACAAGGGAGAGACTGGAGAGCGTGGTCCAAAGGGAGAAACTGGTGAACGTGGTCCACAAGGGGAACGAGGTGCAGACGGTTTACAAGGGCCACAAGGATTGCAAGGTATTCAAGGCGAACGAGGTCAAGACGGACAAGCTGGATCTCGTGGAGAACGAGGTGAACAAGGACCTGCTGGCTTACCTGGACCCGCTGGACCTCAAGGACCTATCGGACTTACAGGACCTAAAGGTGCTGACGGTCGTGATGGTGTAGGAATTCCTCAAAAATTGAGTATCGAAGGGAACACCCTCATCTTATCTGATGGCGGTGGCAACGTAACCCTACCAACCGCTACTGGCTCGAATAATCAGGTTAACCAGTATGAAATCCACGGAACGGGCTTTCCTAACGGTAAAGTAACCGCACCAGTCGGGACTACTTACGTTGATACCGCTGTTACAAGTGGAGCTCTCAAGTGGATAAAGAGACAAGGAAGCG